ATTTCTTTATGGACATCTTCTAGAAGAATTACTTCTTTTGTTAGTCAAAATGTCCGGTCATAAAGTAACGGATGAGCAGAAAGAAATAGAAGTCTCCGGCCTTAAAGGACACATGGACTGCAAGATAGATGGTGAAGTAGTCGATATTAAATCTGCTTCCGGCTTCTCGTTCAGCAAGTTTAGCAAAGGTCTTTTAACCGAAGACGATCCTTTCGGTTATCTCGCTCAGCTTACTGCCTATGAACATGCAGAAGGCACAAACAACGGCGGCTTTCTTGTTATAAACAAAGAGACAGGTGAGTTATGTTTCTATCAACCAGAAGAACTAGATAAGCCTAATATTACAAATCATATTAAAAATCTTAAGCATAAGCTTGACCTTTCTAAACCTCCTGAGTTATGCTATGAGCCAATACCAGAAGGAAAAGGAGGTAATATGCGTATAGCTAAGAACTGTGTGTATTGTCCTCATAAGTTTGAGTGTCATAAAGACTCTAACGATGGTGAAGGTTTAAGGACATTTAGATACTCTAAGGGTAATGTATACTTTACAAAAGTTGTAAAAGCTCCTCAGGTTGATGAAATATATGAATCGTAAACAAGTAAAAAGAATTAATAAAGTAGCCGATAAGCTTTTGGTGGACTGGTTAAGAACGATTGTTCCACCAGAAAATGCCGATGATATAACTAAAGATAACTTTAGAGAGATGCTTCCTGATTCGCCTTATTTTGTTGCTAAGAAATCTAGGCGTGTTACTTTTTATACTCATCGATGGGCAAAGCAAAAGCTAAAGAAGCTTTATAATGCGGGTATTCCAATGGAAAATATTAAGGATATATCGTGGCTCCAAGAATCAAATCAGGATTAAGAAAAAGAAGAATAAAAAGACCAGTAGAAAAGAACGTAGTCAAAGGCTATGATTCTAACTGGGAATATGAACTGCATTCTGGCATCTTAAAAGATTGGGAAGTCCATTCAGATACGATTGGATATATTATTGAGCATACATATCATCCAGATTTTATACGTAAGATTGGACGCAAGACTATATATCTTGAAGCTAAAGGCCGCTTTTGGGACCATGCGGAGCATAATAAGTATGTATGGGTTAAGAAGGCTCTTCCTAAATCCATAGAACTTGTATTCTTATTTGCTGACCCTTCAGCCCCGATGCCTGGGGCAACAAGAAGAAAGGACGGTACTAAAAGGTCTCATGCTGAATGGGCAGAATCAAACGGCTTTAGATGGTACAGCGTATATAGTATCCCTAAAGATTGGATAGATTCTTCCTGTCGAATAGAAGAAAATCCAGACTATCCTGAGGAACAAGAATGAAACAAAGAACTAAAAAATCAATAGACTCTGCCAACCCCGAAGAGTGGAACAAGATTATGCTAACCAAAGACGATGTTAAAAAAGCATTGAAAAAGCCAGACCCGGTTAATAACCCTGCTCATTATAACAAAGGGGACATTGAGTGCATCGACGGAATAGAAGCCATGCTAACAAGAGAAGAGTTTATCGGGTACTTAAGAGGAAACAGTCTGAAATACAGATGGAGGTTCCCGTACAAAAACGGGATAGAAGACCTGAAGAAAGCAGAATGGTACGAGAAGAAGCTCCTAGAGATTCTGAGTGATGAAAAACAATAACAATTATATCGATTCTAAGACAGAGCGTAGGAACAAATATAACAAGAAGCACAAAGGCAAACCTACTAAGTCTCAAAAGAACTTCAAGAGTCTTAAGCGCGAGCAGCTTCGAATGCTAGATGACGAACAGGACATGAAAAATGCAGAACCCTGAGTTTGAATTGTTTTGCCAATTAATGTATGCTGACTATTGTGATGAAAAGATGTTCAATAAAGAACCTTTAGTAGTAAGATATTCTGAATACAGAATAAGAAACATGAAGTTTTTAAAAGAGGAGTACGAGAAAAGATATGGACCAGTATCAACAATACATTCACAAGAGTAGGTACGCTCGTTACCTAGACGAAGAACAGCGCAGAGAAACCTGGGAAGAAACGGTCATGCGCTATGTAGAGTTTTGGAAAGACAAACTGACTCTTGAAGAACAGGGTGAGATTTATACGGCTATTTTAAACATGGAAGTTATGCCTTCTATGCGCTGCATGATGACCGCAGGCCCCGCCTTAGAACGGGATAACGTGGCTGGATTTAACTGTTCTTATCTGCCTATTGATAGCCCTAGATCCTTTGATGAATTGATGTATATTTTATTGAACGGTACAGGCGTAGGCTTCAGCGTAGAGCGTGACTACGTTAACCAGTTACCTGTTGTTGCAGACACGTTTCACGAAACAGAAACAACTATTGTAGTTGCCGACAGTAAGATTGGATGGGCTAGTGCCTTTAGGGAGTTAATTAGTCTTCTGTACGCAGGAAAGATTCCTAAGTGTGACTTAACTCGTGTACGTCCTGCGGGTGCTAGGCTAAAAACGTTTGGCGGTAGAGCTTCTGGACCGCAGCCTCTTGCTGACCTATTCAACTTTTCTGTTGAAATGTTTAAGAGTGCTGCTGGGCGAAAGCTTACGTCTCTTGAGTGTCACGATTTGGTCTGTAAAATAGCTGACATTGTTGTAGTAGGTGGAGTACGTAGGTCTGCTCTTATTAGTTTAAGCAACGTAACAGACAACCGGATGGCTAATGCCAAGAATGGCGAATGGTATCTTACTAATGGGCAGCGAGCTTTAGCAAACAATAGCGCAGTCTATTCTGAAAAGCCTGACTTTGATACTTACTCATCTGAGATGAAGAGACTCTATGAATCTAAGTCTGGCGAGCGTGGAATCTTCAGCCGTGTAGCAGCACAGAAGGTAGCAGCACGTAACGAAAGGCGTGATTCGACTCATAAGTTTGGAACCAATCCTTGTTCTGAAATTATCTTGAGGCCTTATCAATTCTGTAACCTATCTGAAGTTATTGTACGCGCTAATGACACAGAAGATACATTAAAGTACAAAGTTAAACTTGCTACTATTCTAGGTACGTTACAGTCAACAATGACTAACTTCCGATACCTTAGAAATATTTGGAAAAAGAACACAGAAGAAGAAGCATTGCTTGGTGTTTCTATGACAGGCATCATGGACTGCAAGCTAACTAATGGAACTACTTTTGGATTAGATAAACTGCTTGATGAATTACGTCAGGTAGCTATTGATACCAACAAAGAATGGGCAGCTAAGCTGGGTATTAATCAGTCTGCTGCTATCACCTGTGTTAAACCTAGTGGCACAGTGTCTCAGTTAACTGATAGTGCTTCCGGTATTCATCCTAGATTCAGTGAGTATTATATTCGTACTGTACGTGCTGACAAGAAAGACCCGCTGGCTACGGCAATGATTGAAGCTGGCTTTCCACACGAAGAAGATGTAATGAATAACTCTAACTGGGTCTTTTCATTTCCTCAGAAAGCGCCAACCAAGGCAGTTACTGTAGAAGATATGGGGGCTATGGAACAGCTTAAACTTTGGAAGATATATCAAGATCATTGGTGCGAACATAAACCCTCAATGACTTGTTACTATAATGATAATAACTTCTTTTCAGTCTGCCAGTGGATATGGGAAAACTTTGATAGTGTTAGTGGCATCAGCTTCTTGCCCGAAGCCGAACATGTATACAAGCAAGCCCCTTACCAGAAGATAGACAAAGAGACATATAATAATCTTTCTAAAAATGTACCTAAGCATTTTGATTGGGACTTAAAAGAAGAAGATGACAACACTGAAGCAATGCAAACCCTTGCTTGTGTCTCTGGTGTGTGTGAGATTTAATCATGGAAGGTAACATTATTTCTTTTAAGGTAGTGTTTGACAAAGAAGGGAGGCTCTTAACTGAGCTTTCCGCTTTGCCAGAAGAAGAAATTAAAACAGTGTTTTCGGACCAGTACACTCAAGCATATATAAGAACAATACTTAGAGAATGTCATCTTAGGTTTGATGATCTGCACGAGTATCTAGAGAAAAACTTACAGGCATTACATCATGAGTGAAGAAATATATTTTACACCTGAATCAAAACTTGGGATTGTTATGCGAGCCAATGTAGATATCATTACTGCCGTAGCCGCGATGGAACACTACGAAGAATCTGTAGAGTATATGGTAAATATAATTAACAAACATGCAGAATTAGTATACGATATATCTCAAAAGGTTGTAGCCGCTGAGCGTATGGATATACGTAGAGTTAAATAACTACCACTTAACCTTATCAGCCCAGTAAGCCGCTGACATCTTACCCTTCTTGATGTTACTGGCATGTCGCGCTTTAAAACTCTCTCGCCTTTTACGATACGAAGAGGATTCTCCAGTCTTTTTAGGCGAACCGCTAACACCCTGCTGACCAAAGCGAATAGTCTTAACTTTATCTCCTTCTTTAGCAACTACAACATGAGACTTAGTAGGATGATTAGGTGTCTTTTTAGGCTTGTTATAACCACTAACACCTGCCCTTTCTAATCTAGGATCTTTTTTAGACTTACCGCCCTTTTTATAGTCTTCTCTCATCGCTTCTTTCCTTTATGTAGTCCATGTCTAGCGTGCTGCTTACCTTGAGAAGTAGCCTGTCGTTTCTTTTTGTTAGCTGCCGCAAGCTTCTTTCTTCCTGCTGGGGTCGACTTAAGCTTACTGATGGTTGCAGAGGGTGCATATACTTCACCAGTTTCAGAAGACTTCTTACCGCTAGGTGTACGCCACTTCTGTTTAGTCCAACGCTTAAGGGACTTCTGAGATTCTTTCATTTATAGCCTCCACCTTTAGCTTTGTATTCTTTGGCTAACATCTGAGCCTTACGCGCTGACCATTGACCAGCTTTACCGCCTTTAGATCCTGCTTTAATCTTTTCAAAGAGACGTTTACGCATCGCGGGTTTTGTGTAGTTACCTGCTTTATTTACTGTAGATTTTTTATCGGCCACGTTTACTGCCCCTTGATTTAGAAAGTGCAATAGCTACAGCTTGCTTCTGAGGCCTACCTTCTTTACGTAGTTTACGTATATTACTTGATATAGTCTTTTTAGATTTTCCAGATTTTAGTGGCATAGTTACACCTTAAAGTCATATGTTTGTCTATTAGGGGCTAAATTAGTTACTGATAGTACACCATTAACATAATTATATATTGTTCCTTCGTAGGTTAGCTCTATTGTTTTAATTCCAGATACCGCAGTAACATACTGAGACTTATGGTTGGTCCATTTAACATATGTAGATACTGGAGATACTTCATTAATCAATGACGCCACCACCAAATAAAAGATACAATTAAAACCATAGCAGAAAAAGCACCGAATAAAATAACACCAAGAGTCTTTGCAAACTCTATTCTTTCTCTACGTAGTCTTTTCTTACGAGCTATTTCTTTTTCGTGTGCTATTTTACTTTCTTCAACACGGTCCATGATTTCCTTATAATCACCAGCAAGACCCTGCATCAACATAATATCTTTCAGTTGTTGATTAAATGTAGCCAACTGTCTTTTAGCTACTTGAATCTGCATACTATCTTGTACCGAAAGCCTGCCTACGTACTTACTTTCTACATCTTGAACAGCTTCGTTGGCCTTAGCAAACCTGCCCATAACAGCAGCAAAACCTGAGGCATTTCCTCCTGCTTCCTTTAAGGCACTGACAGCTTCGTTGAGTCCCTTGATAACAGATATAACTGTAGCTACCTCTGCTAACATTACTTTCGAGTCTTTTCAAAGCTCCTCATTGCGCCTAGACCTAACATGCCCATCAACACAGGCATCATAGTTTCAAGCGGCACAAGAGGTATAACAATATTAATTTTAAGAAGGGCCATAATAAAGTTAGCAAATGGAATTGTTATGAAGTTTCCAAACATACCTAGCCCACAGGTCCACCCAATAAAAGGACGCCACCCGCTGACAAACAAATTAGAGTTAGCCGCTTCAACCTTGTTAACTTCTACCTGAGACTTCATAAGCTCCTGATGGTGCTTCTCAGACATCGTAGCAATCTCATGAGCTAAGGCATTCTTTTGGTCCTTGTCCTCAATGAACTTATCTAGAAGACCAGTTACAGGCCCTACAAGACTTGAAACTAAACTCACCTTAATAGCTCCAGACCCAAGGACGAGGCCTACCTTCTTCAGCTTCTAGGTCATCAAGATGAATAAAGCGCGACCCGCCTTTTTGATTAACACCAATGCCCGTAAGACCCATGCGTAAAGCGCCCTCTAGAATTTTATAAGCCTTATCTCCTTGACAGGCTATGTCTATGGCCCTACCTGACGCATGTGCACCCGGAGACTTCTTAGCGGCTTCTATGGGGTGTTCTGGACAACGATAAGCTGATGTGACAGTGAAGGGGATTCCAAGGTCATGTCGAAGAGCCTCAATCTTTAACATGAAGTCATCATCCATACTATGTTTACCACAATGCTGGCACTTAAGTTCTGACTCTGTAAAATATTTATATTCCATTATTCCTCCAGAAGACTCTTAGATCTTTTAACGGCTTGCTCAATAGCCTCTTCTTTATCTTTAAACGTAGGCAGAACTTCGCCCGTAATAAAATCAACAACGCCTTCTTTAGTTGCCTGAGATTCAACAAGCTTCTTAAATAGCCTTTCTGGTATTTTGTTACCTTCTTTATCTATTGTTGGATAATTAACCCAACGTCCATCATCTAGCTGTATAGTTTCAGTCTTTTCAGAATAAGGCTGACCTTCTTCATCGTGATATACCTTACGACCAACTCTAGTAATAGAGCCTTTTCCAAATCCTAACCTACGCAGTGGATCATCTACCTGACCGCCGCCTCTAAAACCCATACGTCTCAAAGGATCTTCTTCGTCCATAAAAGCAGCACCAGCCTGTACGTTATAAGGAAGGCCTGTCATTTTATCTATTCGCTCATCAGGTTCAGAAGAGGCTTTAGGTATGTCTACTTCACCACCTTTTTTAAATGAAAAACGGTCAGGCCCTCTTTCTGGTACAATATATTCACGCATTTGAGAATCTAAGCTTCTAATGAATTCATCATAGCTTTTTTTAGATTCTGGACTAAAAGTATTAATAGCCCCATAAAAAGGAACTTTTTCACCTAAAAATCTAACCGGACCATCACGCTTAATTATTTTAAAAATATCTTGTCCTACAGGGCCTAGCATAGAAAATACATAAGCTGTTTGACTTTGATAAATCTCAGCGGCTTTATTAGCTCTTTGCATCATATCTGCAATAAGACCATTACCACCCCAACGCTGAACAGCCTCTAAATATATTTGCTCTTCTGACTTTCCTTTTTCACTTTCACCATGAGACCTTGCAAAGTTTGTCCATCGAGCCGTTTCTGTCATAATAAGGCCAGCCGCTAAAGCTTTAGGTGCGCTTCCTATAGGGTCGCGCATCATTTTAGTAGCTGCATTTTTAAGAATAGTATTTGAAAACGCTGCTGGATAACCCATAAACTGAAAAAGAATTGAAGTTCTAGGATTAGAAAACAATGCTGGCTTAATGCCTGCTTCTGGTGTAGGCTGTAAAATTACTTCGTTTGTATAACGTGCCGCACCTCTTTGAATAAGCTTATAGAAGTCATCATCTTCTTTAGCCCCTCTAGAAACCCAATCAATTCCTTTTTCAATATCTACTCCAAGCTCATTAAGTTCATCTTTCATGGAACGAATTCTTCGGGAATCTGCTAAGTCTCCTCGTGCTGCAATCTTTTTAAGATTATCTGTAATTAATTCTTTACCTGTAATAAAAGAAGTAAGTTGTACAAACTTAGTCCACTGGTCTAGCATAGTAAATCTAAAGAAACCATTGTTTACTTTACGTGTAAAATTAGTATTAAATGTATCACCAGCTAAACGCTCAGCAACATCACCAGCCGCCGTGTCTACGGCAATAGAAAATCTATTTAATTCTTTCCAAATTTCAGGTTCTGTTAAGTCATGGTCTTTCTTAAGAAGATCAATAACGTCTGTTTGAATTGTTTTTCTAGATGTGTTTAAAGCTTCTGAAAGTCCTTTAACTGTTTTAATAACACCAGCTTTTTGTACGTTAATAAAGATTTCAGTAACACTAGAAAGAGCCGCCAGTGGCAAATAAGCCAATCTATTAGCAGTAGAATAAACATCAACAACGCCGCTAAATGGACCTTCCCAACGATTTAAACCTTCACCAGTAGCAGTCTTATATAAATCAGCAATTCTTTCTCTGTCGGTGCGGCTAAGAGTTTTTCCAGCCTCTTGCATCTCTTGAACTACAGGGTCTATCCATCTTTTTTCAAACTCTTTAAGGTTTTTTACGCCAAAAACTCTTTTCTTTGCAAGTTGCTTTGAGGTTTGAATTGTGTAATTAATTAATACTCTATTAACATCTGAATCTAAAAACTCTTCAAAGTTATTATCGTTTTTAATTTTTGTAAATGCTCTTTTTGCAAAGAAATTAGTTCCAGCCATGCTTCCTTCGCCTAGCTGATTTTCTTTGTCTAACATTTCTCTAACAATAGACAGGCCTTCGTCTAAATTTTTAGCTTCTCCTTCGGACACAAAAAGTTTAGCAAGCCCTTCGGGATTATTTTCTATGGCTTTACGATTCCAAAAACGAGGAAAATAATTTTCAAGAGGCTCATCAATATATCCGGCATCGCTAAGCTCTTTACCTAGTTTATTTAATATATCTTCACGTAAGAAAGAAGCAATCGTATTAATATTTTCATTGTCGGCTTTTTCGCCTCGCAAAGCGCGTATTAATTCGTTGTTTACTGGAATACTTAAGTCGCCTTTGACGTTTGTTTGAACAGGCTCCATAGCTAATTTTACTTTAACGTAATATTCACCAGCAGTTTCTTTAAAATCTTCGTAGAAATCTTGTTTATCGTAGGTTCTTTCGCCCCAAATAGAGCGGCCTAAATCGTATCTAAATTTCTTTTGTAGTTCTTGGGCAGATTCTGAGTAAGGAGTATAAGAATCTAAAAGAGATGCTGGTTTAAACGCAACCTTAGAGGCCATTGCATTTGATATTCTACCAAGCTCAAAAAGTATTTTATTTTTAATAACCTTTTTATCACCACCAGCAGCTATAGCCTCTTCTACAACATCATTTATTTCTTCTTGAGTAGCTTTACCACCACCTATGTCCTGCCAAAAATTAGTATATGCAGACCCAGGTTGGTTATAAAAAGGCGTAGCGCCTACTTGAATAGGAGTATTAGTTAGCTCTTCGGCAACATCATCTAATTTTTCTAATGCTTGAGCTTCTGGAGCCTCTAGGTTTTCTGTTTTCTTAGTGACATCATTTATTTCACTTTCAAGGTTTTTAGTACGCCTAGAATTCTTTGTAAGTCCTCCTGTAAGAGCCGTAAGTGTGGGGCCTAAAATAGCACCAATACCTGCGCCTAAACCAGCAGAAATACTTACTTCTGCCGGAGAAATAGCATCACGCATGCCTGCATTAACTTCTACACTTTGACGAGCATAATTATCAAGACCTGTCCAAGCACTGCCTGAAATAGCACCACGAGTAGCAGCAGCGGCTTTAGATTCAGCCGTTGCTAAATTTTTAATTAGCTGTTTAACACCCGCCTTAACTGGCTCTTTGGCTACTGCTCCAGTTCCTCCCGTAAATATAAGACCTAAAAAATTTAAAGGGTCTGTAATAATATCAGTACCTATATCAACAGTAGCTTCAATACCTTCACGCCAACCTTGAATATCTGTTTTGTTATCCCAGGTATCTTTAAGTCTTACGTAAGACTCTTTAACTTTTTCGGGCATCTCTTTATCTAAAACACCCCTAGAAATAAGATCAGTTAGCCTATATTCTTCGTCTCTTAAAGCCTCAGGAATATCTTTATAGCCTTCGATGCCACCCAGAGTCGGAAACTGCTGAGAAACCCAATCAAAATATACTTCGGCATCTCGCTGTACGTTAGGGTTATTTTGAAACTGAGTAACACTCATTTTTAAGTCTTTTACAGGCGCATAAAAACTTTCTTGGTTTGCGTCTTCAACTTGAGTGTAGTCTTGTTTAAATATTGCCATATATTACCTATAAATAAAGTGAAACGATTACTTGATTAACAAAGTCTTCGTCTTTATAAGCTTTAGATAAAATTTCTTCTACTTGATTTTTATTTAAACTTTTAATATTTTTAATATTTTTAATTTGGTCAGCAATAAAAGAAGGTCTAGTATTTTGTCGGGCTGCTTCTAAAGCAGAGCTAAACTCGTCTATATCTTCCTCAAGATTTTTAACTCGTTGAGTTTCTTTAGCTCCAGCAGGTTGTCGTTTTAATTGTTGTGTAGCATCAAACAAACCCATAATATTAGAATTTATTTCTTTTCTTTTTCTTCTTGAAACATACACTGGGGTTGTTTCTTCACCCATAGAAGCTAATTGCATATTAATATTATCTAATTCTTCTTTTTCAGCGGGCCTTGATTTTCTTTCAGCTACTCCGGTAAGCCTACTTTCTAAGTATCCTTTACGTTTTAAAAGTTCATCTACGCTTTGAAGTTTAGGTTCTGGTTGTTTTTCTTCTTTTACTTCTTCTTTTTCAGGCACAACTTCTCTAGCATCTGGAATTTTAATGCTTCCTATATAAGGACTTTCTTTTTCTTGCTCAAGCTCTACGCCAAATAAAACAGAAATAGGCCTGCCACCATCTCTATAAGGAATTGCAAAAACAGAACTATTTTTTAACTCGCCATTTTGATCTGTATAAACACCATCTTTAAGACTTTGTTTAATAATATCTTGGATATATTCTCTTCCTTGTTTAGTTAGGCCATCTTCGAATCTACGCATTTCAGGGTCTGAAACAGTAGACTTTACAAGACTTTCAAAATCTTTTTGACTAAAAGAAGACATATCATAAGTACCATTTGCTCTTCTATTAAGCCTATCAAGTCCTAATAAAACTAAAGGCCCTCTAATATTTCCTTTTTTACCTACTACTTCAGACATTAAGTTTTGACCTAAACCAAGACCTTTAGTGTCTTTCTCTTTAGCATATTCAACTTGCATAGTCATTATTTCAGCAGCAAGATCATTAGCAATTCTTTGATTTTCTTTACCTAAAGTAAAAGAATCTGGAGAACTTTGAACATCCTCACTCCCAAATACTTTATCCCTTAAACTTAAAGCTAATAGATGAGTTGCTTTTGAAAAACTAAGAAAATGATCTTCATTAAATTCTTTGCCGCCAAGAGACATATAAGAATTAAAATCATCTAAAGTGTCTTTATCTAAAAGAGCCTGTCTAATATTAGACTGCAACCGTTTACCAGCATCATCTGAAACAGCACCTAAATTTGAAGGCCATACACTTGAATCAAAACCTACAGTTTTACTTTCAATAATGGCTTGTCCATTAAGACCTACTTTTGTTTTTCTTACAATACCAAAAGCTTCATCTAAAACTTCTACCTCTTCAATTTTTGCTAAATTATTTGCAACAAAAGCTTGACCAACTTTGTCATCTTTTTTAGCCTGAAAATAACTTCTTTTTGATTTACCTGATCTTGTGTCATAAACAGTTATTTTATCTAATAATATTTTTTCTCCATTTGGCCCTTCTTGAACAACTTGTTCAGATGTTTCATATTCATTATCTTTTAACTTAAACTGGTCTTTAATACTTTCTCCAAGCTTTAATGATCCTACAGCAGATAAACCTTTTGAGTACGCAATAGACGCTGCATCATAAGCTTCACGACTATCAGAAAACTTACTCTCTAAAACCGAATTAATATAGCCTTCTTTACTTGGTTTATCTTTTTGGAAGTGTCCAAAAATAACATCTTTTACATTTCGATAAGCTGGATTTTTATTTTTAATAAAAGTATCGTAGTCTGCATCAGGGCCTAATTTAATTGCAGCATTTCTAGCTGCTGAAAATTTACCATAAAGACCATCGCCATCTGCATCGCCTATAATATCTTTAACGCGCCTATTAATTTCTTTATTATAAGCATCAGGATCTGCAAGCATAGCTTCATCAACTTCTAAATCAAATTGATTTTTTACCTGCGGCCTTACTTTTTCTTCGAGCCAACCATAAACCCCGCCAGAATGCTTAGAGGCTTTATCCCAGTCGCTAATGGTCGTAGAAGCATCATCATAACTTCTTTTATATGCAAGTTTTTCAGCTAGAATTCTTTCGTCATTGAGCCAATTATTAGCTTTCTTTTCAAGCTGCTTGTTAGCAAAACCAATTCCAAGCTGAGCAAGGCTTCCGATAAGCGCATATTTATCTGCTTTTTTTTGTTCGCGTCTTTGTTGCCTACGTTGCTTATCTGCTCTTTCTAAAAGACTAAAACCAAATTCTTCTATCGCCATTATTCTCTCTCCAATAAGCTTTTAGGCTGTGGCATTTCTTCTATTTGTTTCTCAATACTTGCAGGCAAAATACCTTCAGGAACTCTCATAGCTCCTTTAGAACTTTTAATTTTATTAAACTTTTCTTCTGACATTTTAACCCCTAAAATATCTGATTCTTCAGCGTCATCTTGGTCTTCGCCACTGTATATTTTATATTCTATTCCTGCACGTTCTGCTAACGCCATTAGAATATAAGTAGTAGGCTCAGCCAAAAGAAGCATTAAGTCTGGATTCCATTTACCTTGATTAAAGCCTTGAAACAAAAGAATCTGCGCGAGGTCCATGACTGGAATTCCATCTTCAATGGCAGTCATTAAATTAACATAGGTTTCTTCTTCGGTTAATATATCAAATATATATTCAGAAGCTTTTACAACATTAGTAAATTCTGGAGGCCTTTCCCAAGGATAAGGATTCGAAGGATCATTAGTTAATGATTCCCCAGGAATCGGCCTATCCATTTTGGATGTATATTTAATAAAATCTTCATTTAACATTATGCTGCATACCTTTGTTGTTGTTGCATATAATACAAATAAGGACTTGTATTACTCCAATCGTAAGTCTGTTGAGCAAAAGCATTATAGCCATAAAGTCCCTGAGAATAATCAATCTGAGGAGTTTCTACGGGCTGATAACCTAACGAAGGCTCATATAGATATTGGGTTTGTGCGCCGCCCCCATAAAAAACATCAGGCTCTTCGTAGCCTAGCTGCTGTGCTTGTTGAGTAAGACCAAGAATCCTTTCGGTTGTTTGTAAAGGATCTGTTTCAAAACTTTTACGTAAAGAAGAAACTGTTGAGCTAAGTAAGGAAGTGCCTGAAGTTGCTGTAGGAGTAAATGTTTTTGGAACATATTCTCCTTCTAATCCATATTCCATAGTACCTTCAACAACTCCTTGACCATCTGGAGTTAATGTATAGCTTTGTTCATACGGCTCATAAGGGCCTTTAACTTCCATACTAGGTATGGGTTGTTGTTCACTTAAAGGAGTTTCAGAAAGATAACCTAAATCCTGTCTCATTTGTTGCTGGTACGCAGACGTAGGATCTAAAGAAGGAGTAGGTAAACGTCCTACATTAGCCTCAATACCTCTAATTAATGAAACATCTGTAGTATACACACCTTCAGGAACTAAAGAATTTGAACTAAGGCCACTAAGCTCTGGATTTAATTTAGTAAGATTAGCTTCACTTATACCTGTCTGATTAGAAAACTCAGATAATGTTTTATCTCCAAAGCTAGTTCCAGCACCTTTAAAAGGATCAAAGATAGTTCCGGCCTTATCTAAGGTTCTAGACCAAGCACTATCGTTACCAAAGAAGTTTGTGGCGGCTCCTTCGATATTAAATCCAAGCTTACTTAGCCCTGTTTTAGCAAACTGAGAAATACCCTCAGTAATAGTTCCAAATACATTACCAGCAGTCGTAGCAAACTTATGTGCCGTATTTAACACAGTTCCTAAACCTTTTGCTAAAGCACCTCCAATTCCTGTAGCTGAAGTTCCTAAAAGGGATGCTGCTGCCCCTGAAAGTCCTTTCATTAAGAATCCTGCGACATGAGGCATAATAAAAAACATACCTATTTGTCCGACAATACCCAGTTTACCTACAAACTTACCGATGCCTTTTGTAACTTTTTTAATTGCTTTGCCTATCTTTTTAAAGACCTTTTTTATGCCTTTCCAAAGCTTACTAAAAAATCCCATTAGTTGCCTCCTAGCGCATTAATAATATTAGCTACGTAATTTTCAATATTTCTCTGTGAACCTGCTTCCGACTCATTAGCTAATGCAGTAGCAAACAAAGTAGTTCTTCTTTGTTGGTCATTCTCATAGGCTTGTCTTAAGTAGCTTGCTTCATCTCTTAACTGCTGCCATAAGAAATTCTGTTCTGCGGAAGTCAAAGAAAAAGATTGCTGCGCTGCCATTTGATTTGCTGCATTTTGAGCGGCTGTATTTGCAAGGTTTGTTTGTCGCCTCCAAGCAACATTAGCCTGCTCAATAGCTTGAGCATTTGCTGCATTCCATTGTTCACGCCTAAATTCATTTTCAGCATTATATTGATCTACTTGTAATGCAATCTGATTATTAAACTTATCAGCTTCTAAATCATTACCAGCTTCAATAGCTGCAATTCTATTGGCTTCGGAGGCATTAAACTGTGCCATGTTATTTGCTTGAGAAACATTGAACTGTGCCATGTTTGAAGACAACGAAGCCATAAACTGATTAGTTTGATTCTGAGAAGTTGCATTAAACTGTTTAGCGGCATTCTCAGCAGCTTGATTAGATAACAGTCTTTGTTGTTTAAGCTGAGCAGATAATACAACTGCTTGTTGCTCATTTTCTAAGTTTGCTAAATCCATCTGTAAAAAGTTACGTGCATTTTCAATAGAAACTCGTGTAACTAAATCAGCCTGCGCTAAGTCTCGTTGGGCATTTAAAGTAGCCGCTTGAATAATTGATTGTTGTTCGTTATCAAGATTCTTCATAGTCAACGTTTGCATAAATTGACTATTAGCAATAGCAGCTTGCTGTTCAAAATCAAATTGCTTCATGTCTAAGTTAGCATTAATCTGAGCATTAAACATAGCAGCTTGTTGCTCATTGCTTAAGTTAGCTAAACCTAATTGTTGGGCTAACTGAGCATTAACAGTAGCTGCCTGCATACGCTTTTCAAAGCTCTGAAGGTTTGCTATGTTTTGAGCATTCATGCTTTCGGAGTCAGCTTGATTTTTAGCAGTTAAGTTAGCTAAAGAAATCTTTTCACTAGCACTAAGCTGAGCAAGCTCTGCGTTTTGTCTAAGCTGCTCATTCTGAGACATTACATTAACGTAAGTAGTTAATTCTTGTAATCTAAATCTATTAGCTTCAGTAAAGTTTGCTGTATCCGTAGCGGCTCTTTCAGCTAGATTAGCTAATTCCATCTGTTGAGAATTAGACATATTAGCTAAATCCATTTGCTGAGCAAGTGAAGCATTAGTCTTTTTAAAGTCTACAAGAGTCTGAAGATTAACAAGACGCTCTTGTTGTTCGGCAGTCATAGTATCTCTTGCGGCTGCATTTTGCTCTGCTAGATTCGTAAGCTCCATGCGTAAGTTAGCATCAAGATTAGCTTTTTCCATATCTTGAGTAAGCTCTGCTTGGCGCATAATACGATTAACATTAGCTTGATAAGAAGCTAGACGAGCTTGTTGGTCAGCATTTAAATTTTCACGGCCTGCCATATTTAAAGCTTCTAGATTTGCAAGATCCATACGAGTTCCTGCATCTAGATTAGCTAAAGCAGCTTGCTGACGTTGTGCAGATTCCTGAGAGGCTCTTTGTTGAGCATTCTGGATATTCTGCATACGTACTTGTTGCTCTTGCTGAGCAGTAGTAATAACTGCTTCTTGTCTAAACTGAGCTTGCTGTACTTTAATTTGTTGAGCCATTTGAGCAGTCTGAGAAGCTGCCGTTTGTCGATTAGCCAAATTAGCTAAACGAATCTGCATAGTATTTTGTGCAGAAGCAAGATTAGACTGTTGTTCGTTACTTAAGTTTTGCTGTGCGCGTTGCTGAAGAGCTTGAGCATTAGACTGAGCAATAGGTAATGCACTTTGAATAATTGCATTAAATAAAGCATCGCGGCCTACTGTAGAAACACTAAGGCCCCTTTGTGCCATTTGCTGCTCAATGGCAGCTACCGCAGGTCTAGCCCAAGCAGGAGTCTTACCTTCTTCCATGCCTTCTAAAAGTTTTTCCATCTGGACAGAGACTAAAGCCTCTTGAGGAAGCGCAGCAACAGCCGCTTTAACTTCTAGGGTTTCGTCAGCTATCTGAGCTTCTACTGTTGCAGGATCTTCTGAAATAGCAGCAGTAATTTTAGGCGGCATATTACCTACAACAGCAGCCATATCAGCCGCTGCAACTGAACGAGCCGCTCCTGTTACTGCTTGCATCTGAGAAGCTGCTAAAGTTGGTACACCACCAATCTGAGCCGCATCACCTTGAGGAGCTTGTCCTGTAATAGCTCTTCGACCTTCCAAATCAATAGAAGGAACTTCTCCTAGTTTTTGAGCAATTCCTTGAGCAGCTTGGCCTACTTGAGCAGATCTTTGCTTAGCAATTTCAAATTCTGGAATATTATCTAAATTAATACCTTCGGTAGAAACAATATCTAAAAGATCTTTTTCTTCACGAGCAGATATAGTTTGAACAGTTCTTTGTTTAACTGTAGGATCTTGAATGCTATCTAAATCAACACCATACTTTTCTGCTTGAGTTTTAGCCGTAGCATATACAGCGTCTTCTGTTTCATCTCTTTTAGCAGCAGTTACTTTAGCAGCCGCTATTTCTTCTTCTGTAGGCGCTGTAGCCGTAGAAACAGTAATAGCTTCTTCTGGTGCGGTAGGAGCCGCTGCTTGTTGAAGCTCTTCTTTATCTGTAGCAGCAGTTACTTTAGGTGCTTCTGCTTCAGTTATAGTATCAGCAGTAACCTGTGCGGCTTTTATGGGGCCTTTGAAGTCTCCTTCCAGTTCAAAAATTTTAATAGCATCTTCTGGACTATATCTGGTAGCTCTTGTTCCAGGCGTACTTATAGAAAGTTCACCATCAATAATTTTAATTACTGCATTTTGTGGAATCTTTTTTTGATCCATTAAAGCAGCTTTAATATAATCTATATTCCATTCTCCTGGCATTTCAGCTTGAGAAGTAGTAGCTTCTTTAGTAGAAATATCAGTAGGACTTACTTCTTTTTCAGGTCCTGTAATACCAATATCTTCTGTAGCAAGTTGTTTTATATCTTCTTCAGGAGTTTCTACGCCTGTTGCACCAACAGTCTTTTTATAATCTAAAGGATTAACTCTAAATCTTGATTCAAAGTCTTCAGGTGAAACAGCTTCTGGTTTTGTATAAGGCTTTTCATAAATATAATATCCTCTTTCTTCGTTCCAAGTAAGAGTACCTTTTAATCCAGAATCCATAGCAACTTTAGCGGCTGCTTCGTAGTCAGTTACTTCTTCTGTACCTATTTTAGCTACTTCCATTGGTTTAACTTCTGGAAGAGGTTCTTGAGGCCTATCTAAAACTTCTTTTGCAGGGTCTTTAATAACAGTACCTTGTATTGTTTTACTGCTAGAATCACCAGGATCATAAGGTGAATTATCTTTATAATCAGGTGTTCCGTCTCCGTCAGAATCACGAGTTTCGTCTGTAACACCGCCATTGTACGC